AAGTTAATGATTTTGCATTGTCATTATTAAATGCACCAGTCGTGTCAGCAGGAACATTCCAATAATACCTTGCCCAATTTGTTGTAAGAGTAAATAGCTTAGAAACAAGCCTACTATTATCTGAATCAACTAAGTTGAAAACTACATCTGTAGAACTTCCAACAACTTTAGCATAAAAAGAAATTGTAACCTGCTCTGCATCACTTGTGCCTTTTTTTAATTGTTGTAAATCTTGACCTTCAAGTTTTTGTTGTACCACCAGAAATTCATCACTTGCAATAGATGTATCTGCTGTGGTGCAATCTAGCTTCATAGCATTAGCAAAACCATTTAAGCCACTTGCAACTTGTGACATGGTAAAACGACCTGATGTTGTCATAGATGTTTCCCACCTATCAACAGTAAAATATCCAGTTGAAGCACCAAGACCAGTTGCACTCGTTGCTCTCTGTGCCACATTCATTGCTCCATTAATAAAAATATTCCTTCGCCCCCCAATCTGTGAATTGGTTAGGACTTCACCCATCTTTGCTAATTCTGCTGCTTTGGTCATTACTTGCTCTCCAATGCTGTAATTCTAGCTTCTAATTCTTGTATAGTTTTTACGAGTAATGGTACAAGGTCACTTTTTTCAATACCTTGTGCTTCTATTCTTGTTTGTTCTTTTCCATCACTATCTGTGTATGTTTCCATAGCATCTTTTTCCCCACTCGTAGCATGAGGATATACTTCTTGTACTTCGTGTGCTAGAAAACCAGTAATAGTTGTATTTTTTTCATCAGAAATCCAATTAAACTCACAAGGCTTTAATTTTTTTAAAGTAGTTGTTGCATCAAAATCATAGTTTACATTTTCTTTTAGTCTGTAATCAGAAGTTGTTACATACTGCACTTCATCAGCAGTTCCATTTCTTTTGACCTGCCCTATTGTAGAACCATCAGATTTTCTGCAAATTAAAAATCCTGCTCCACTACCACCATCTGTCTCTTGTGCTGCAAAAGCAGAGTATGAAGCTGAAGCAAAAAACAAAGTAAAGTGTGAAGCAGGTGATTGTGCTGAGTTTGCATTTATTGTAAACTTTCCATTACTTCCATTCATATGTAATTGATGACTCATTGAGTCTGATTCAACACGAAAGTCTGCTGAAGTACTTCCCTCGTTTACTGCACATTCATCTGAATTAATTTTAAGTCTGTTTTGCAAAGTACCTGCAGTTATCGTTCTTATGTTAAGTTCACTATCTTCAGTTCCATCACTAGCATCACTGAGGTGCATTTTCATTTCACCTACAGAAGTGGCTTCTGCGGCATCATTGTCAACTTTAAATTCAATAAAACCTGTTACATCACCATCAGCAGGACTAGCACTATCTCTTTGCAATACTAAATTTGGTCCTTTATTTGCATCTGCATCAGTAGATTTTAATGTTAAAGTATCTGTATTATCAGCAGTAGTTAATGTTGCATTTGCACCTGTTAAAGCACCTGTCACACTAAGAGTACCACCCATGCCTACGTTACCACCAAAGTTACCACCATCAGTTGCACTTACTGTGTCGGCTACAGAAAATACATCAAAAGCTATAATCTCTATTGTGTCACTTACAGATGCACCTTGCGTTAACACCACAGATGTTCCTGTAGTAGATGCGTAGTCTGACACAGCCACTAACTTTACACCATTTTGATAAACATCAAGATACTCTGTGTCTGTGTAGACTAAAGAGATGCCATTGTCATCATTACCACTAAAGCTAGTCTGCCCTGCTGTGGCAGTGTAAGTAAACTTTTTTCTTACTCCATTAGAGGGCGATGTTCCTATATACGGCATATTTTATTCCTTAACTTGGTTTTGTTGGAAACGTAATGTTACTCAACGCATCATCAGTCGGTGTTTGACTTGTAATATCTCTCAAGGCTTGTCTATATGTTTTCCAAGCATCATCATTTGAAAGAGTAACATCTCTATTCTGTGTCCAATCTGTTTCAACTAAAAGTGCATTTCTTTGCTCTCTTAACTTATTCATTCTTCTTGTAGGTGCTGCGTCTGCCCAAGCCTTCTCTTCAGCATCTCTAAGAGTTTCTTCTTCTGCTGTAAATTGTACCCTTTTACCACCTATATTATGAAATCTAGCCATTACAAAACTCCATAAAGTTTAAATGTACCTGTTGATACGTTACCACTAGCGTAAAAAAATTGTATTCCGTCAATAGCAGCACTATTACCTTCGTGTCCAAAAACACCATTATTATTTGCTATGTTAGGACTCAAATCTAGACCACCAGAATAAAAATTAACTATTTTTTTAAAAGTTGTTTCGGCAGGGTTATATATAGTAAGCACCATATTGTGACATTCGTCATTAGCGTTACCTAACGATTCAGCTAGGTTAACATGGTCATCACTATTACTACCTCTATTTGAAAAACTACTTGAGTGTATATGTTGATTTCTTGAATATTCATAATCAGCACTAAGTACACTTCCACCTTTGCTAACTCTACATCTAAATTCTTGACTATCAGTAGCAGGATGAGCGTTTATAACATGAAGTTGATACACTTTATAAGTTGTTGTAAATAAACTAGAACTACCTACAGTTACAGTAGCATCATCACTTGCTGTTACAGTCTGTAGTAAAACTAAACCCTGTGTGCCTGTAATAGTTCCAGTAAATGCAAAGTTATCATCTAATTTTAATATGGTATTGTCTACAGCATCAGCTTTTATACCACCTGTTAATACTTGTGTTAATGCCATTCGTTACCCCTTTGGTTTCGTTGGAAACGTAATGTTACTCAACGCATCATCTGTCGGTGTTTGTGTTGTTATATCTCTCAAAGCTTGTCTGTATGTTTTCCAAGCATCAGACATAGTTACATCTTGATTACCTAACCAATCTGTTTCAGCTAACAGAACATCTCTTCGTCTGCGAAGTTCTCCCATACGTCTATTAGGTGCATCATCCAACCATGCTTTTTCTTCAATATCTTTTGCAGTTTCTTCTTCTGCTGTAAATTGAACCCTTGTACCATTTATATTGTGAAATCTAGCCATTATACAATCCCATATAATCTAAAGTATCCAGAAGTGATATTACCTGCACCACTATAAAATTGAATTGCAGTCAAAGCTGCTTGACCATTGTTATATCTGCCAGCTAAAATTGATTGAGTAGCATCATTATTTACATCATCTCCAGTATTAAATATGTTAATGTGTTTATAGTTATCTGTAGAAGCAGGGTCATAAATCATAACATAACCACTTGATTGTTCTCCAGTAGCATTTCCACGAGATTGACCAACTGCTTTAAGTAATGCGTTTTGATTGTTTCCTGCTTGACCAGTTTCACTTGTGTCACCATCATATCTTACTTGTCTTGTAAAATCATAATAACTATCTGATTTTATTGACCCACCTATACCAAATCTAAGATTTATGTCACCATTATCTGCTGCAAGATGAACATTTGAATAGTAAATTATATAAGTTCTATATGTCGTAGTAAATAATGAAGCAGAACCTATCTCAACAGTAGCATCATCACTTGCAGTTACACTTTGTAAAAAATCCATTCCTGTGCCAACAGGTTTTTGACTGAACGTAACTACACCACCACTAGAGATAGCCATTGCATCTGTATCACTAGCACTACCAATATTACCTGCATCAGGTATAACTATGTTACCTCCGGGTGTAAATGTGCCACCCCCTGTAATTGCACCACTAAATGTACCTGTTGTTCCTGAAACACCTGCACTAAACGTGCCACTTGTTGCACTCAACGCTTGTGTATTTGGATGTCCTACAGTTCCTACCTGACTAGCTAGATAATACACAAATATATTATTACCTGAATTACTAGAGGGTGCAGCAGTAAATGTAAGTGTTGTTCCGTTACTAACTGCATATGCTACGGATGGTTCTTGGATAACACCATCTACTGATACAAGGACATCTTCATCTTGTGCCACTGCTTGTTCTAATGTAAAGGCAGTTGTAGAGCCATCACCTGAATACACAGATGCTGCTCTATTGGATACAAACCTACTAGGTGATGTATTTCCTATGTATGCCATATTATGTTATCTCCATAATACTTAATGTGCCTGATACTTTATCTGCTACGGAGCAGTCTATTGTTATTTGGTCTGTTGTTTCTAATACAACCTTGTTACCTGCTAGTAGTTCCAAACTACCTCCAACAGGTATAGGTGCATCTTTCACAATGATACTTGTTCCGTTGGTTACATTGTTTGAGCCACCTCTACTGCCTGTATCACTAACCAACCTTACAGTAGCTGTGACTTGAGCAGTGTGTATGTTTGCGAGAACTAAACCTAGAACAACAGTTGTGGTGCTTCCTGCCACTGTGTACATTACATACGGAGTACCCGAAGATGCAGGTTCAGCAGCAAATGTAACTGTTTTAAATGTGTTTGCCATGATATTATCCTAACGCTATAGCAAGTGCTGTTGGATCTTCTGTACTAAATCCTGCACTAGTTAAATATGTTTTGACATCAGATAAAGCAACCTGCTTCATTGTTCCGTTGTCGTTTGTTACTACTCTGTCTGCATCTACTAATGTTGTAGAAGAAGCAGATGTATCACCATCCATGATATTTAATTCGGTGGCAGTTGCATCTACTGCCGCTAATTTTGTAAAATCAGCCTGTACTAAT